GTCTTTGTGCGATTTCCTCTGGTGTTAGAGGTACTTGTATTCCATTTACTAATTTGTGCATAATGTTCTCCTTATAAATTAATTTACTCCGAATAGCAATATCTGACCAGCATCTATGTTTCCACTATCCATTTTGAACTGAATTGCATCAATACTACTGGTAGTGTTCCCATATCCAGCAACAAATGAATTAATCATAAAAGGTGGTGTTGCTTGTGAATTATGATTTGTAACTGCATTAAAATGCTTAACGAATGTTGTTGAAGATGGATTAAATAAATGTAAATAACCTGATAAACAGTCGTCATTTTCATTACCCATGTTATCTGCTGCATTAAATCCTTGAAAAGATGTTGATTGTGCTAAGTCTTGATTAGTTTTATAAGCTAACTGTGTTAAACTTCCATCTTCTCTATGACTTGCACAAAAATAAGTAGTTGTTTTTGTAACATTGTAATTAGAGCCAGAATCTGTACTAAAATTAAATGAAAAATATGTATCATCTGTTCCAGCATGAATATTCACAAAATAAAAAACATATTCCTTATATGTGCTATCAATACCAGATGTGAACTCTATACTAGCACTAGCACTAGCAGTAGCAGTTGAGATATGAGTTAAGCTACCCAATGAACTTATAGAACCAAATTGAGTTACATCTTTTACTGCTCTGTCGTTTAGTTTAATTAAAGCCATTAATCTCCTTTTATTCCATAGAGTTTGAATGTACCAGCATCTATGTTGCCTGAAATTGCACTAAATCTAACTCCTGTAATAGCAGAGGTAGTATTTCCATAACCACCAACATAAGCATTTATTGTAATATCAGCCGAATGAGAATAATTTGTATTTGAAATAAAATGCTTTACAAAAGTTGTAGAACTAGGATTAAATAAATGCATATATCCTGATGTAGATTGGTCATTGTCAGTACCTACATCTGCCGCTAATTGTTGTGTTCCAGTTCCTTGTGCTAAATCTCTTGAAGTTGAATATGCTAATTCAGAAGAAGAATCATTTTCAAAATGATTACCATAAAAATATGTTGTTGTTTTTGGAACATTAAAATTTGTTCCATCTGTTGTAAAATTAACTCCCCATTCTCCATTATCTGTTGCTAAATGAATATTAATAAACTCAAACTTGTAAATAGGATAGGTGCTATCTATTCCACTTGTAAAATCTATTGAGGCACTACCACTTGCAGTTTGAGAAGATATTAAAGTCATCTTACCTTGTGCAAGACTTCCAGGAGTAGTTATGCTAGATATTGAATTGTTGTTGTGCTTAACTAACATTATGAAACTCCATACATTTTGATTATGCCATCATCTATATTGCCAGAACTCATTTTAAATTGTATTGCATTTATTGAATTGGTTGTATTACCATATCCAGCAGAAAAATAATTAAGATTAAATTCATTCCAATTATATATATTAGATTGATTTATCCAATGTTTTACAAATGTGGTTGATGATGGATTGAAAATTTGTAAATATCCACTTGCATTTTGATCGTTATCAGTTCCATTACCTCTTGCAATAGTTTGAAAAGCTGTTGATTGTGCTAAATCATATCCTGTTAAATATACTAATGCCGCACCTGTACCATCTTCTGCATGAGAGGTATTAAAAGCTGTACTTGTTTTAACAACATTATAATTACTTCCACCATCAGTACTCATATTAAATTGAAATTCAACATTATCAGTTGAAGCATGGATATTAATAAATTTAAAAATATAAGAATCGTAAGTTGAATCTATACCAGATGTAAAATCTATTGTTGCACTTGCACTTGCTGTTTGGGTAGAGATAAGATTTAATGCACCACCAGATATGCCAGAGGGTAAGCTAGTGATAGCACTTAATGAATTATTTACTGCGAACTTTAAAGCCATAGCAAATCTCCAATTTGATATTTTGTTTTTCGGTAGGAAAACACCATAGGGTTATACTCCTATCAATGCTATTGTTTGTTTCACAAACAAAGAATTTCTTGATTGGTAAAATAATCTCATAGATTATACCCCAATCAATGCTTTTACTTCTTCTTCAGTTAAACCTAAGTCTAAAAGTTTTTGTTTGCCAGATGCTTTTCTAGTTATTGCGTCTTGCTTTTCTTGTTCTTCTTTATTATTTAATTCTATAAGTTTAGCTTGAATATCTGTTTTTGATATTTCAGTAGTTCCTTCTAACCAATCTATTTCTATAGTATCAATATCTGAACCTTTAGTAACAACTTTTGCATTAGGATTTATTGATAGTATTGCGTCTATTACTTTTGCCATTATGCTGAAATCTCCATTAAAGTTATAATTGATGTTTCTCCACCTGTTCCTTGAACACCTACATTTGCAGTATTGTTTGCATTTGCAAATTGAGTTTTATATGTAGTAGCTGATGTAGTCGCTGGAGAATCAAGATACATAGTTCCCACAGTACCTATTGCGTTTGATATTGCAGAATTAGTGTAAGTTACATTATTTCCAAAAGTAGTTATTACACTTGCTCCTCTTAATAATTTTAAAACCATTTGATTACCAGAGTTAGCCGCCGATTTATCACAACCATTTTGAAACACAGTTACTAAAACTTGACTTGAACTTGAACTTGGAGTTATTGTTGCAGATAGAGTTGTATCAATTAAAGTATTTGAAGAACTTCTTGTTTCTGTAGAAGTAGAACCTTGAACAACTTGTAATAATTTACCACCACCAGCTTCTGCAAAAGTATTATCTCCTCTTAAAAAGGTTGTAGCATCTTTAGTTCCTGTTGCTGTTAATTTAGCAAGTGAAACTGTATTATCTGATGGAACACCTAAGTCTAATACATTTCCCAATATCATTACAAAGTCTATGACATCACCAGTAATTAGGTTACTAGCAAAGGTTAAGGTAGAACCAGATACTGTGAATGAATCTACAGGTGCTTGAAGAATACCATTTAAAGATACCAGCATATGATTTTCAGATTGTGGAGAAACATTTGTTCCCCCTACTTGTAAGGTGTATGCAGCTTGACCATTAACGACAGCTATGCTATCGCATTTTTGAAAGTTTCCTATTACTGGTGTCTTACCTATATATGCCATTTATTATCCTTTAGGGTATTTTGTTTTTATTTCATTAATTTTATCTTGCCAAAATGTAGTTCCATTAATTTTATCATGATATTGCATATCAAGTTGTTCTTCGATTGATGGATATTCTTTTATTCGATCATATTTATATTGTTCTGGATCTATCCAAGAATTAACTGATGTCCAATTAATATTAACTTCATCTCCATTAATATCTTTTGCAACAATAGTTTCTTCTGTATCTCCATTTATTGTAATTACATTATTATGTATTGCTCTTATTGCTTTATGTAAATCTGCCATTATGCTAATATCTCCATAACTGTAATTGTTGAAGCACCTCTCCCAAAAGAAGCATCATTAGTATCATCATGTGATCTATTTATATAAAGAGTTTTAGAACTGATAGAAGTATGACCAATTTTTACTCCATAAGTTAATGCTGATGTTGAGCTAGGCGAATCTAAAAAATTTGTAGATAAAGCTGCTTGATAACTAGATGAACCACTATTTTGAACTCTACCTTTTGATAATCTTGCTCTACTACTAGAAGCATCTGCTAAATCAATCTGAGTAGTATCTCTAAAAAGTTGAAAAGCTAATCCATGCTCTCCATCTGCTCCTATATTCATATCTACTAAAACTAAAATTTTAGATGTAGTTGCACTTGGAGTTATACTTACTGTTAATCCTGTAACTATACTTGAAAATGAAGCACTACCAACACTTTCAGAAAATGTGTCAGTTTTATTTGTTGAAACTACTTGACCAATTTTTCCACCACCAGCACTAGCAAATGTATTATCGCCTCTTAGAAATGTTGTGCTGTCTTTTGTACCTGTAGCAGATAAGTCAGCTAATGCGATTGTTCCATCAATAATCTTTGCAGATGTAACTATATTATCTTCTAAATCAGAACTTGTTAAAGGTACTGCTGTTGGTTGTTTACCAATATAAGCCATTTAAACTCCTATGAACTAATTGCGTCTACTGTTGATACCCAAACATCTAAAGATGAAGCTGTATCTGATATTACTTTTAAAGCATCACCAGATTGAACAACAAATTTAGCACCACCATCAAGAACTTGAAGTGATGAACCTGCTGGGATAGGTGCATCTTTAATTAAGTAAATATCATTAGCACCATCATTAATATAGACAGATGCTACTACAGCAGAAGCTGTAACATTTGCAACAGATATTCCTACTACAGTATCGAAACTGTCAGCAGTAAATAATGTTGCAGCAGATGTGCCTACATCATTTGAAGTGTATCTTCTAAAGTTTTGTGCCATGTTTTCTCCTTATAAAGCTATTGCCATAGCTATTGCAAATCCAGGACTTGCAGCATCTATGTTTGTTAATTGACTTCCATCTACAGCAGGTAGTTGAGCTGAACCATTTAATTGTACCACATTATTTGCTGAAGTTCCAACATTTAATGTTGCAGCAGTTCCTAATCCAGTAATCTTAGAATTATCAATAGCATTTACTTCTAAGGTAATAGTACCTGACGAAGTAATTGGTGAATTTGCTACTGTAAATTCTGAAGAACCACTATCTGCTACCCCTACTGAAGTTACTGTTCCAACATTAGCTGGAGTAACTTGAGAATAAGTAATATTACTTACACCTATAGTTGCATCAGAATCAGTAGTACATAAAAAGATTTTATTATCATTTGTTGTACCTTGATTGACTACAATCATTTGACCAGATAATTCAGCTATTGTGTCATGTTCTGGATCTCTTGAAGCAGTACCACTAACGACTACAATATATAATCCATTAGCTGTAGCATCTGTTTGGTCTTTAACTAAAACTCTATCTCCAGTAACTAATGTTACACCATCTAAAGTATCACCATTTTGTAAGTCTGCTGTTAAATCTATATTTGCAGTTGTAGCAGCTTCTGCAATAATTCTAGTTCTTAGTCCTGCAACAGCTTGATCTACATAATTTTTGGTAGCAGCTTCAGATGAAACAGAAGGATCTCCAAGACCTGTAACTGAACCACCAGATATAGAAACATTGTTTGCATTTTGAGTTGCAATCGTTCCTAAACCTAAATTGGTTCTAGCTGTACTAGCTGAAGTTAAATCTGATAAGTTACTTGCTTTAACAAGTTTAGCATCTAATTGAGTTTGAATATTTGATGAAACATTATTTAGATAACCAAATTCTGTATTTGAAATTGTACCATCATGTATTTTTGTAGCATCAATAGCTGCACTAGCATTAATATCTGCATTAACAATAGTACCATCTAAAATTTTTGCTGAAGTAATATTTGAATCTGCAATCTTAGCAGTAGTTACTTGGCTATCTCCAATGTGAACTGTATCTATACTGCCATCAACATACTGATCTGAGTCTACAGAATTAGCAGCCATTTTAGCATTAGTGATTTGAGAATCAGCTATGTGTACTGTATCAATACTACCATCTACATATTGATCTGAATCAACTGAGTTGGCTGCCATCTTGGCATTTGTAATTTGTGAGTCTGCAATATGAGCTGTGTCTATTGAACCATCTACATAATGCTCAGAATCTATACTGTCATCTGCAATCTTTGCACCAGTAACTGCATCAGCAGCAAGTTTAACAGTTGTAACACTACCATCTGCTAATTGAATTGTACCAATAACACCACCTGGAATAGATGTATTTGTTTTTGATATAGCACCAATATAAACATTATCTATAGCTTCGTTAGATAAGTTTCCTGAATCCCAAGTTACATTAACTGTAGTGTCTGTTGAAAAAGTTGATGAACTAATTGTTCCATAAATAGTTCCTGGAGTTGTAGCAGTAATTTTAATTCTTCTGTCTGCATGATAAATTGCAGTTACATCAACACCAGCTATTGTGAAAGATGTTGCACTTGCATAACTTGCAGTATAAGCACCATCACCATCTCCATATTCTACCCATTGAGAATCATTAAACCATTCTCTAGTATTCTTCAT